TTTAGTGACCAAACAACTATACAACTATGAAACTAAAAAACCTAGAGGGTATGGACTTAGATCATACCTACCAAGCAGTAATGGATGCGTTATACAACGCTGACAATGTAAGTAAGCAAGAGGTACTACTGGTATCCAGTATCCTCAACCAGTTGGCAGAGACTAAGGTCTTCAAGACTGGGTTCAGGGAGTGGGCAGAGACCCATCATGAGATTGTATGCACTATGCACGCAATGATTGACAACGATACTATGCCCCATAGACTAGAGCGGATCCTAGAGAAGGAGGGATTTGGTGGACTCTATGACTTGGGCATCGACTTGACTCATGAGTTCTGTAACATCCACGAGAACAGGGCATGGGAAGGGGACTGGATTGATACGATAATTGAATTCCTAAATCTAAAACTACAATGACACTAGAGGAAAGATTAAAGATGTTTGACTTGGTGCATGGACTCAACGATAGAGTCCTGTACCTTGCTGAGAATGACAAGGCTAAATTTGTCAAGGCACTTGAGAAGTTATATGAAACCTATCCATGCCCAAGGGAAGTTCGGTACGGAACTAAAGCTACGCTTAGTCATGGAGAGTAAGTATACTTTCAAGGTGTATCACGGAGGGGATTTCTGCGGTATAGTCCTAGCATCGAGTAAGTGGGAGGCAATGGAGAGGGTATTCAGTAGGCTAGATGGTGCAGATAGAAAAAAATTATTTGCAAAAAAGTATTGTTAATGTTTAAAAAGTTTATTAATTTTATTTAAAATCTAATTCAATATGGGAAAACAATTCAATGACAGCGAAGTCTTCATTAATGAGGAAGTTGAGTTTAGCATTGGGGATGAGGACTATTTTTGGGTGGGTAGCTACGAGGTAGAAACTCACGGAGAAGAATCGGACTGGGACTACCCAGGGGATAGTGAAACAACTATCAACATTCTAGGCACTATTCGATTGATCAAGTACGATGATGAGAGCGGAAGATCCATTGACTGGGACATGACTGGATACATCGAGTCAGCACTCATTGAGGCAATAATCGATAAGCTGTGAACGAAATGCTACTAATTTTCTTAATTTCTATCATAGTTGTATCAGTCAATATACTGATAAACAGATTCCTATTCAGGAAAAGCTACGATGATGCATCCAAGAATGATAAAATCATGATGGATGTGATGAGCCTAGGTATAGTAGTGCTACTATTCTTTATTTATATGATAATTATAAGCAACATTTAAAATGAAAAATGAAATCTTTAACGACTATGCAGAAAAGATAGTTGACCTGTATAAAATCCCAAGAGAGGAAATGTTTTCAAAGATCAAGCGTACTGATGTGGTGGATGCTAGGCAGATGTTATACTACCTGTGTAACAGGAGGAACATCTCTCACACTCAGATAAAGAGGTACTTGATTGAGGAAGGATTCGAGATAGGGATATCTACAATTCTACATGGCATCAAAGTAATGGAAGAAAAAATTGCAAACGATTCAGACTACAAACAAATAATCAATAAAATAAAATGACACAAACAAAATCAGTATTCGAAAGACTATCAGCAATCAACGTAAACGAGTACGTTGAAAAGAAGGATGGACTTACCTACCTATCGTGGGCATGGGCATGGTCTGTAGTAAAGAAGGAATGTCCAGATGCATCCTACACCATCATGCCTACAGACTATGATGAGGATCTAGGATTCATGTGCCATACATCGGTAACTATCGAAGGTCAGACCCTAGAGATGTGGTTGCCAGTGATGGATGGTAAGAACAAGTCCATGAAGAAGAAGCCGTACACATACTCTACCAAGTACGGAGACAAGCAGGTGGAGGCAGCCACCACATTCGACATCAACAAGACAATCATGCGTTGCTTAGTTAAGAACCTAGCCATGTTTGGTCTAGGTATCTACATCTACGCAGGTGAAGATCTGCCTGACTCAGAACCAGTAAAAGCACCCGAGCCACTAAAGAAGGATGAGCCAGTTGTTCTTGTCAAGGGATCAGATAACTGGAACAAGGTGGTAGCTTTTGTAAAAGCTAACAAGGATCAGGGTATAGAGTCTATAGGCAAGAAGCTTAATGCAAAGTATGTGATATCAACTGACCTCAAAAAGGAGATTGTAAATTTATGCAGTCAGTAATCGAAGAACTAAGAAATGATGAGGAGTATTACAACGGAAAAGGTAAGTACTACCTATCCAACTCCGACATCTATTCATTGCTTACCAATCCTAAGCTATTTAGAGCCCGCTCAGAGGACTCAAAACACTTTCATGAGGGTAGACTATTCCACCAGCTAATTCTCGAGCCTGAGAAGGCTCTAAACGTGCCACACGTGGATGTTAGCACACGTAATACAAAGGAGTATAAAAAGTTCTTGGAAGAAAGTGGTCTTGAGTTCGCTCTTTTGACTAAAGAATACATCGAGATACACGATCTCGCTGGTGTTATGAAGTCCAACATCTTGTTCTATGAGGACATCTACAGGGAGGGCAACCTTTATGAGGAACCAATCATAGGATCCATCAAGGGACTGGACTGGAAAGCTAAGGCTGACATCGTATCACAGGAGTTCATCATTGACCTGAAGACCACATCAGATATCAACAAGTTTAAATGGTCTGCTAAGTCTTACAACTATGACTCCCAGTGCTACATTTATCAGGAGTTATTTGGAAAGCCGTTGTATTTCTACGTTATTGACAAGGAAACAAAACAGCTGGGTCTGTTTAGACCATCTGAGGAGTTCGTCAGAGGCGGTGAGGCTAAGGTTGAACGAGCAATGGAAGTATACTACAAGTTCTTTGGACCAAATCCAACGGACGATATTGAAAACTATTTTATAAACGAAACCCTTTAATTAAAATGACTATGAATGATTTTGAAGATTTCGAATTAGATGATAAATATCTTGTCGAATATATATTGATGGATGACTTCGGATTTGTCCCTAAATATTTTCATTTTTTAATTCCAGTTGGGACAAAATTTGAACATGAATACGGAACATACGAAGTATTTTCAATTGATAAGAATAGTGAGAATAGGATTATGGTTATTTGTAACAGGCTCGAAAGTAAAAAACCAATGTATGATTGTTTGCTTTCAATGAGAAATCAATTTAACTAAGGGAGGCTAAGTGACCCCACCTACCTGCAATTGGGGTGTGAGTTGTTAGCAGGTAGTCTCCCTTTAACTATATTAAAAACCAAAACAAACAAACAAAATGGAAAAGAAAGAGAAAATTTTCGCAGATGGAATTATTGCAAAAAGAAGAGACGATGCAAAGGACTTCCTAATATGCAACCTATCACTAAAGGAGGAGGAGATCATTGCTTTTATCAAAAAGCATAGCAAGAATGGATGGGTAAACCTCGATGTGAAGAGAGGTAGATCTGGGAACCTATACGTTGAACTCGACACCTTTGAACCAAGGAAAGCAGTAAGCAAACCTAAGGTTGCAGAGCCAGACGAGTTACTATATTAAAAGGAGAGGGGGTCTCCCCTCTTTTTTTTCTCCAGACTATGACGATTTTATTGTCTCCTATATTTATATATATATTATATATATTCTTCTTTTTTCTTTGACTAGAAATCAAATTAAAAATCGACATAATTGACATAAAGCTAATAGTCAGCAAGTTACACGACATAATAACGACATACAATTGACATTTATGACATATCAGGTCACCATATTTCAGAGTATCAAGGACACAAGCACTCCGTTCCACAGGAATGTAGGGGTAATCCTTGAGAGAATAAAGTCGGGAGCAACAAAGGAGTTGGTCAAGAAGATCAGGGCAGAGAAGAGAAAGCCTGAGCGTAATGAATTAAAGAAACAACTACCAGCAATTTGCTTCAGCGGTACGTTTACCAAGAGGGCAGACAACGCTATAATAGAACATAGTGGTTTGATATGCCTAGACTTTGATGGGTATCAGAAGCAGAAGGAGTTGCTACAGGACAAGGAGAACTTGTCTAAGAACAAGTATGTGTACTCTGTTTTTGTATCTCCATCTGGCAACGGCCTAAAGGTATTGGTAAAGATTCCTGCCGATCAGGACAACCACATCAACTACTTCAACAGCCTAGAGAAGTACTTCAACAGCCCATACTTTGACAAGACTAGCAAGAACATATCTAGGGTATGCTACGAGTCTTATGATCCGTTGCTACACATCAACGAGAACTCCTCTGTGTGGGATGTAATTGAGGAGATTGAGTACACGGAGGTAAGCAAGTATAGGGACCAGCCTACGATACCAATCACGGATGAGAACAAGGTAATTGAGATCCTAATAAAGTGGTGGACAAAGAAGTATCCCATGATTGAGGGTCAACGCAATCACAACGTGTACATCCTTGCTATGGCATTCAATGACTTTGGGATCAACAAGAGCCTAGCATCCTACGTGCTGAACCAGTACGCAACAACTGACTTCACGGAGAAGGAGATTGCTACCACCATAGACTCAGCGTACAGGAATACTTCAAGCTTTGGTACCAAGTACTACGAGGATGAGGAGAGGATCAGCTCCATCAAAGCGAAGCTAAGAAGGGGAGTATCAAAAAAAGAAATACGTATCCAGCTACAGGACTCCAACTTGGATACGGAGACTATCGAAGCAGTTTTGAACAAGGTGGAGGAGGAGAACTCTAAGCAAACATTTTGGAACAAAAATGATAAGGGAGTCATTCGTATTATCCACATCCAATTCAAGCAGTTCCTTGAGGACAATGGCTTCTACAAGTACTGCCCAGAGGGTGGTAAGAACTATGTGTTTGTTAAGGTTACAAATAACCTGATAGACCATACATCAGAGAAGGAGATTAAGGACTTTGTACTTGCTCATCTTTTGGAGCTAGATGACATTGCAGTATACAACTACTTTGCAGACAATACTAGGTTCTTCAAGGAGGAGTTCTTGTCTATGCTTTCTACCATCGACATATTATTTATTGAGGACACAAAGCATTCATCGTACCTGTACTACAGGAACTGCGCTGTTCAGGTAACAAAGGATGAAGTGAAACCAATTGACTACCTTGACCTTGGTGGATACGTTTGGAAGGATCACGTGATTGATCGTAACTTTAGCATGTGCGAGGTAACATCTGGGTGTAACTACAAGAAGTTCATTCGTAATATTTGTGGGGATGATGATGGCAGGGTGGAAGCAATGGAGAGTACCATTGGATTCTTATTGCATGGTTATAAGAATCTTAGCTTCTGCCCAGCCGTTATCTTAAACGATGAGGTAATCAGCGACAATCCTGAGGGAGGTACAGGCAAGGGTCTATTTATGAACGCACTATCTAAGATGAAGAAGGTGGTAACTATAGATGGAAAGTCCTTTGCATTTGAGAGAAGCTTTGCTTATCAGCTTGTATCTGCCGACACTCAGATCCTAGTATTTGATGATGTAAAAAAGTACTTTGACTTCGAGCGACTCTTCAGTGTAGTCACTGAGGGTTTAACGCTAGAGAAGAAGAACAAGGATGCTATCAAGATACCATTCAGTAAGTCTCCCAAGATTGCAATCACTACCAACTATGCTATCAAGGGATCGGGCAATAGCTTTGCTAGACGAAAATGGGAACTGGAGCTACACCAGTACTACAGCAAATCATTCACTCCTTTGGATGAGTTTGGCAAGCTAATGTTTGGTGACTGGAACGATGATGAATGGTGTGAGTTTGACAACTACATGATTGGTTGCTTGAGTAGATACCTACATACTGGACTAGTGAGAAGTAAGTTTGTCAACCTTAAGATCAGACAGCTATCTGCTGAGACATCTCATGACTTTATCGAGTGGTGTGGACTGGTTGAGGGTCAGCCAAAGAACAACACGCTTGAGGCAGGGATTAGGCTGTACAAGAATGAGCTATACAATGACTTTGTAAATGAGTACCCTGACTATGGACCAAAGTCTAAGATGACCATAAGCAGGACAAAGTTCTACAAGTGGTTGGTTGCATATGGCCTATTCAAGTATGGACTTGTACCTGAGGAGGGTCGTGATATGATGGGAAGATGGATTATAATTCATTCAAATGAGCAAGATGATTGAAAGGATACCTGCATACTCCGACAAGATGATGTTGGAGTATTGCAGTAATCTTTACGATGTAGTTTCGAAGAGCAATAAACCTGATGATGAGGTGCTAGATAAAATAAAAAAAAGTCTTATACACTACGGATCAGCATCAATGGAATACAGACCATACCAGCAGGACATAATTAATCAGGGATCTAGGATCCTAAATGAGCATGGGTTCGTGTTCCTAGCTATGGAGGTACGTACAGGAAAAACGCTGACAAGTCTAGGCATTGCCAAGGAGTGTGGTGCCAAGTCAGTGCTGTTCGTTACCAAGAAGAAGGCTATCGGGAGTATTGAAAATGATTACGAGATACTTAATCCTAGCTTCAGTATAAAGGTGGTCAACTATGAGAGCCTCCACCACGTGGTAGACAGCCTCAAATTTGACTTAATTATTATCGATGAGTCTCACAGTATAGGTGCATTCCCAAAGCCCAGCAATCGGGCTATAATGATTCGATACGCTATCTCTAAGTATAAGGCTAAGGTGATACTACTATCAGGCACACCGACACCAGAGAGCTACTCTCAGATGTACCATCAGGTGTATGGAATACCTAACAATCCGTTCAGAGAGTTCTCTAACTTCTACAGATTTGCAGATGTGCATGTGAAGGTAAAGCAGAAGAACATCAATGGCCTATACATCAATGACTATAGTCATGGTCTTGATAGCATCATCGAAGCAATGAAGCCATACATGATTAGCTTCTCTCAGAAGGAGGCAGGGTTCATATCCTCAGTTACTGAAGAGATTCTGGAGGTAGATATCAAAGACTCAGTTAAGAACCTGATACGTAGACTAGAGAGAGATCTTGTAGTGGAGGGGAAGGAGGAGATAATCCTTGCTGATACTCCAGTCAAGTTGATGACGAAAGTACACCAGCTATGCAGTGGTACAATTAAGTTTGAGAGTGGCAACAGTATGGTGCTAGATACAACGAAAGCTGAGTTCATTAAACAAAAATTTCGAGGAAGTAAGGTAGGCATATTCTATAAATTTAAAGAAGAGCTATCTGCTTTGAAGGAAGTATTTGGGGATGAACTTACCACTGACCTAGCTGTATTCGACCAGACTGATAAGAGCATCGCCTTGCAGATTGTCAGCGGTAGGGAAGGCATCAGCCTACGCAATGCAGTAGCGTTGGTGTACTACAACATTGACTTCAGTGCTACCAGTTACTGGCAGAGCAGGGACAGGATGACAACCAAGGAGCGGTCATTCAACCACGTGTACTGGGTATTCAGCAAGGGTGGTATTGAGCATGACATCTACAAGGCAGTAATTAAAAAGAAGGACTATACTATTAATCACTTTAAAAAAGATTTCTTTAACAACTAAACAAACAAACAAATGGAAAATTTAAAAGAAGTACTAGCAGAAAACTTTTACACCTACTTGACCTATGACCAAGTGGGTAACACAAAGTTCGAATCCCCATTCAGTGATAACTCAGACTATCATGATAGAGTGAGGAGAGATTCAGAAAGGATGGCAGAGATTGCGGTTCATAAACTGAAGATGTTTAAGAATGGAAAATGAGTTCATTCCCTATGATCAAGCCCTAGCACTTAGAGTGCAGGGCTTTGATGAACCATGCTTGGCATGGTATGAGATTGGTGGGTCAGTATTGAGACCTAATGCAACTAAGGTTACGCTAGGAACTACGCAGACAAACAGCAACAGCGAGATGGTCGCTGCTCCATTATACCAGCAGGCATTCAGGTGGTTCAGGAAGCACGATATGTACCATGAGATACAGGTAGATACTACTACTCATATTAAGTTTCGTTATCGCATTGTAAACTCCTTTGGTGCTATGATCATATCGGAGTACTCATACGATAATTACGATGAAGCAGAGTTGGAATGTCTTAAATATATTATAAGTCATGGCTGACATCACGATGTGCAATGGGACAAATTGTCCCCACAAAGAATCCTGTTATAGGTTCACGGCAAAACCTAATGAGTACAGGCAGGCATACTTCACAAATCCACCTATCAAGGATGGCAAGTGCGACATGTACTGGGGAGAGAATCAAATCAATATTTATAATCAACTAAAAGAGATAGTGAAATGAACAGAAAAGATTTTCTAAAGCGATTAGGGTTACTAACCACTACAGCGGTGGTCAGTCCTAAAATACTAGCAGAGCAGTCGCAAGTTGCAACCAAAAAAATAACAATTGACTCAACTTCTGATGCTGACTATAAAAGTTTAGGAGTAGAAAGGATGAGAATTTCCTCTTCTGGTAACGTAAGAATAGGTTTTTTACCACCTAATGCTAAAATTGATATAGGACTATGAAACAGACAGCAGTACAATGGTTCGCATCAAAGGTCATGACTTTAAACATCAGCCCAAAGGAGATGCATGACTTTCTAGAATGGTTTGAAGAAGCCAAGCTCTTGGAGCAAGAACAAATTAGGGAGGCTCACTTTACTGGGTCTGGAAATAATTCATTTGAAGCATTAAGTATTAAAGAAAAGGATGTTAGTGATTCTTATGAAAATGCTAGACGGTACTATAAAGAAACCTACGAATGAATATCTATCTAGGAGACCAAGCAAAGAGATTGTATTATGGTAGGGATATTCCTATAGATACAATAGGTGTGTTTCAATCTCACAAAGGAGAGTGGCTATATTGGTACTGCTCTGGCTGGGTATATGACACAGGGTTCGCTGATAGCGAAGCAGAGGCATTACAGATTGCGAAGAAGAACTTCAGGCCATACAAAACATACCCTTAGGGTATAAATAGGGTATGTTTAGGGTATAGAAAAATCAAGACAATCAAGTGACCGAGCAGCAGATACAAAGTAAGTTAATGAAAGACCTTGAGGATCAGGGATACTACGTGATTAAGTTGATTAAGACCAACAAGAATGGCATCCCTGACCTTATCGCCATCCCTAAGGGATCAGACGTAGAGTTCTACGAAGTCAAGAGACCTACAGGCAAGCCAACTAAACTACAGGAATATAGAATCAAAGAACTACAAAATCATGGAATCAAAGCAGAACTCTTTTACGGAGGACAGAAAGAAGATTGATAATCTACGCAACATCGTTGAGATGGTGACAGGTGAGAGGATCCTGTCAGTAACAAGGTATCGAGGAGAGGTAGAAGCACGAATGATATTTGCATCACTACTCAAGGATACAGGAATGCATGTTGAAAGTATTGCATACAACATGAAGAAGAGTAGGTACTCTGCTGAATACTATCTAAAAAGATTAAATGAACTACTAGAAGTAGATTCAAATTTTAGAAGACTGTATTTAAAATGTAAAGAAATGGTGGTCATGAATAAATTTAGAGACGAAACTGTTAATTCTTATAATATTGTTGGTAGATTAGTGCAAGAGAATGAAGCACTTAAGAAGGAACTTAGATTACTAAAAGAGAAAATGAAGCCAGTATATAACTTTATAACAGAAAAAGAATGGATGATAGAGTCCAACAAGAAAGAGACAGGGCAGCTAGGATAGCCTTCACTACTGAGGGATTCCATGTTAGCGTGACTACCATCTACGAGAAGCTTGTGGATAGGGAGTATGAGTCTGTAAAAGATGACATCAAATCTTTTATAAAAGACTTGAGAGATATCATAAAAACAATTGAATATGATGAAGACTTTTGAAACCGAAGAGGATATCAGAAGAGAGAAAAAAGCTATTACAACTTTTGTCAATGTGTTTGGTGGAAGCTTTCAGAAGCTTGATCCAAGAGATATAGACTACAAGATCTTTGATAAAGATAATAATCTCATAGCCTACGCTGAGGTTGTTGGTAGATTAAAGACAATGAAGACAGCCTACCCTCTTCCTGTATCACTCATAAAGTTATCTAAGCTAATTCAAAAGAGACTCAACCCATTATTAATCTGGTCCTGTGATGATGGAGTAATATATGCAATAGCAGATAACCTCAATGGAAGCGTGAGTAAACCAGCAACAGGAGATCTAATGGTTTACTACGATATCCAAAAGGGATTGAAATACATTAGATATACTTAACGTCCTCCGTATATTTCTTTTTTAATTTGCTCCTCCATCTTCCTCTGTTGTTTTTCTAAAGCTTTTATTTCCTGATCTACCTCATAAGTAGCAGACCCAGGGCCATACAATTCATTGTACATATCAGGGAAATACTTTTTCATATCAGTCTTGTTCATCGTCTTGGCGCCACCTCCTCCGCCACCTCTGGATGACTTCTTAGTAGGCACATTTCCAGCAGCTATATCAGCCACACCAGCCTCTTCCTTCACTGCCTTCATTCCTGCCTTCAAGTTATTGTAAGATGGTAAAGATGTTCCTCTATAGTTTAATAACAATTGAGTACCAGTAAACACAACACTCAATGCTAGGACTCTTAGCTCCTCGTCTTTTGTTAGTGCATCTACTCCTTTGCTTTCTACCTTATCGTATATTGCTTTTACTTCATTTAATCCACCTATAGCATCTATAATTGTGTTGCTAAGAACTACGAACTCAGGAATATATTTTATTATTGCTGTATTCACTTTATCAGCAGTGCCATAGCCAGTTAACTTTTGGGTTGGTAGAGGATCTACATAGACACTTCCCTTTAGCATCTTTTTAATTGTAGCCTTTGTTTCCTCACCATCAGTAAGAGCAATACCTAGTGTACCTAATACTTGAAGTATTGCTCTACCTCCTCCAGCATACTTACTTGCTGCTAATGCCACTCCATTTGCTGATACCTCCTCAATAAATCCTTTTGCAGTCATCAATTCCTCAAGCATCTTACTACCTCTTTCCTCTTCGTCATCATCTCCAAGAAGAATTAATCTAGAAGCATATGCTACTGATGACAAGAATCCGTAGGCTGCTACGTTCAATGCAATCCCCAGCGGCTTCTGTAACTGAAGTATTGATTCTACTGAATCACCTTTCTTTAATATCTCGTATGCTTCTCTAAATCCATTTATAAATTCTGTAGATTCTCTAAATGGATAGTTGCTAAAGAATCCAAGGGTTTGACCAGCCACAGTGTCTCTACCAACAGTCTTACCTGGGAATATTATAATTTCCCTTCTCTGCCCTGCCTTGGTTGTTGGTCCAATAATCTTTTCAGTCTGAGCATCAGCTACAGCAGAAGATTCTTTTATTGCCCTACCATATTTCTCTCTATATGCTTCGCTATCATTGAACTTCTTCATGTTAAACTTCTCACCTGTAATTCTTTGAAACTCACTAGTGAATGTTGGCATCCATGAAGTAACCATCATTGTCCGTTCTGGTAGACCAGAAAGGAATGTTGTCCACTTGGTAAGCATGCTCTGCTTTTCAATCTTCCCATCGTTGATATCAATAGCATTGTTAATATTCTGACGTAATCTCAGGGGGCTATTCGTAAACTCAAGAAGATTCTTCATATCACCTTGACTACCGAATAAGTTCTTATATCCAGATAGTGTTCTTGCTCTCAGGCCAAATGAAAGAAGGGTAGATGTAAATTCTATTCCTGTTCTTATCGGGTCTAACAATGTCATCGCAACTCTAGCCTGAACCAATCTCTTTAATATGTTCTGACTAGCAGTATTGCTAAATTCATAAGACAATGCATCTGATAGCGTATAAGATATTGCCTTGAGCAAAGGGTCCTTATCACCATCAAGTTCTTTCTTGGCAGATGCCAATACATTGTTGATATCCTTAAGTGCTTTAGTCAAGAAGAAATCACGCCCAGTCTGCTCTAGTCCTTTTATGAATAACTTCTCAAAGTCTGTATTGATTGCCCCAACTGCTTCACTAACTCTCTCCTTACCTGTTCCAGCATTTATTCTAACCATGCCATTATCACCAGACACAGTTGGTGTAATTTGAGAAGACATGCTTCCATATCTTGATCTAAGCATATGGAAAGGAATCTCCTTAAATGCATTACCACTCATCTCATTAGCAGCCTTCTGCTTTCCTGTTGAGTTCTGCTTCTTCCACTCCATGATTGAGTCAAAGAAAGCCTTCTCATTTTTAGTAAAGAACTTTCCATCGTTAGCCTCATAGCTATCGTATACCGCTTTAGGATCCACATTCCCATCCTTATCTTTTGGTAGACTCTTATAGATTTTTTCAATAATCTTAAGCTCTTCAGGAGAGTAATCATCTCTCATGTTTTCATCAGACAAGATTTCCTTGAACCAGTCACGCTTACCTATATCCTTAATATCTTTATTCTTAGGATCAAACTGAGCCATGTATTCCTGTAGGTACGTGGTTAGCATACCTATCTTGTTCATCTGATCCTTCTTGATACTATACTTGCCCTTAAGCTTTAAGAAATAATTGAATCCATCTCTATTAAATTTCTCGTAAGACCCAATTGCTCTGTTGAATGGAGAGATAATAAACTTCTGTAGTGGACCAGATGTAGCTCTACCTAAACCAAGAAGCCCTTCCCAGAATGAGCTTTCAAACTTAGCCATTTCTTCTCTAAGCTTTGCTGATCCAAGGCTTAGCTTAGATCCTTTTAATTGCTTGCCAACCGCAGCACCTTCCTGTTTTCCAGCTGCCCTTGATACTATGTCGCTCAATCTGTAGTAGTCAATTTCTCCATTGCTAATATTATCTAGCAAATCATTTAATATAAATAAGTCCTCAGGAGATAGTTTATCAATATCAGAATCATTTAGCTGTAGGTATTCTCTAATTAAATCATTCTGCTCATTAGTAAAATTAGGGTTAGGCTTTGGTCGCTGATTCTTTATATCGGCAATCATTCCCTTCTTTATCTTATCAATTTGTTCTGCAAACTTCCTATCTACAACTGCTTGAGTTTTCCCAGCACCATTAATTAAATCTTCATACTCATCTTGTTTAATAGCTTCGTTCTGTAGGAGCTGGAATGCTTTTCTTTTAAATGCATTTAGGTCTTTAATTAGATCCACATAGTCTTCCACAGTCTTCAACTTATCCTTACCATTTTTATCCTTCCCTACATACTTATCCATGATGCTATTGTACTTATCTATAAGCGCATCCTTTGTCTTAACAGCATCAAACTTTTCAACCTTCTTATATTTTACCATCTCATCTAATACCTCATTCATCTTTCCGTAGAATGGAGTTCTTGTATTCAATAAGTCAAGTGCCTCTTTGTATTCCATTATTTTATTTAATGGCTCTCCAGTCTCCTTGTCAACAAGTGGGATATCCTCAGGGTTGATAGATGTAAATTCATTTACCAAACTAGTCATTGAGGTATGGTTTCTAGACTTAGCCTGCTTCTGTAACTTTCTTATCTCATCCATTTCAGCGGCATAGTTGGCATTATCAAACACCTTATCAAGGTATTCAACTAACCTATCTACCATGATAGGATTGTTCAGATTAACTTTGCTAATTCTATTTATGATTGTTCTTGCTTGAGCAGCAGTTATTATCCCCCTCTTTATCAGTGGCTTTATATTTTCAGCCAATGCTGCTCTTTTCTTATTAATGTCACCAGTAATTTCCTTGGCTAGTTTTATTTGCTCCTTAATTATTCTATCTCTCTCCTTTGCTAAGTCAACTTCTATAGTAACTACATCTTTCTTCTGGCCCAATACTCTCTTAGCACTAGGCGCAGCCTTCTCACGCTTACCTAGTTCCTTGTTAACATTGCGTTCCATAGCCTCACGCTGCACGTCAGTAGCATTCTCGTATACCTTGGTGCCACGCAAGTAGTCAATAGCATTTTTCAGTGTGTCTTCCTCAGAGCGACCACGTCTTCTTGACTTATCTACTATACCATCTTTACCGAAGATTTCATTAAGCACTCTGTTGTATCCAGGCGCAAACTCCTCAGTTACCTCAACCTTCTTAGCAGCAGGTTCAGCCTTAGCCAATGCAGCATCAATAGTATCTGGATCCACACCGCTTCTGGTGAGTACATTTTTAATAGCCGCTTCAGAGTATCCTTGTGCTCTAGCAGACCTTATTATAGAATCAATATTAAAATCAAGCCTGGCTCTTGATGCAGCCTTTGCCTCAGATGCTTTGAATTTTGAGCTTACCTGAGACATACCAAATAAATCTGCAAGAGATGTATTGATGAACTCATCAAGAGTCATCTTATCTATCTTAGTTTGAAATTCTTTATCCTTGAAAAGCTCCTTTGTTGTTACAAACTTTTCTTTGATATACTTGAATAACGCATTCAACCAGTTCTTAAACTCATTCTTTTTAGATGCACTGATTATGGTGTCACCCTTGGTGGCCATCAATTCAACCAACGCTTCTTCAAGAGCAAGTTCTCTATTGCCATACTTAATAAGGGCTTCTTTGTACTCTGGTGTTCCATCAACAAGCTCAAGGCCACGATTAAGCAAATCGTCACCTTTTTTACCAGATGCTTTTGATTTAAGGTAATCAATCCATATGTGACCAAACTCGTGTATAGGTGTTCTTAACGATACATTATCAGGATTTAAGAATACTTTACCATCCTTTGTGATACCATAAATCACATTACCATTTTTGTCAGTCCTTGATCTTATTCCTTCTTGCTTAAGGAAGTTTTCGAACTCTTCCTTGGTAGTGAATACAGATACATCTGGGAATGCAGTTCTCAGTTTACCTATAATTATATCTAAATCTGTCTGTCCTGTTGACTTAAGTTTAGCTCCTCTAAACGCTACGTCAATATAAGCAGTACCGCCTGCCTGTCTTACTACAGATTCTGGCGATGGATAGTTACCACTTTTGTTAGGTTTTATAAGTTTAGGTGCTTTTGCCTGAAGTTCAGAGAATACATCAAATGCTCTAGTTGGGTTCTTGATATATGATATAAGTGTCCCCTTGGGGCTATAACCATAATTGTTATGTTTAGCCTTCTCTACACCCGCAGATCCTTCACGTACATCTATACCCATCACAGCTACTATGTCACCCTGTCTTGCCTTAAGCATAGCAGGTTCACTGATTTGGTCTCTGATAAATGGAAGTGTTAGCTTATCAATATGATCCCATAGAGGGTTTCTAGTTTCTCCTAGCAACGCTTTATGAATTGGGCTACTAGGCTTTCTAGATTTCAATTCATTTAATGAGAATATTTTACTTGATATTATAGCTCTGATTGGTAAGCTAAGTGAACTAGGCTCCCCATTTGCTCTACTTATAGAGTCTTTAACTATGGAATCAAAAAATTGATCCATAGTAGTGATGTTGTTTTTATCTATAAACTCAAGTATTCGTATAGGTGCTTTTCTTGAAAGAACATCTTCTATACTATTTACAGCTCTTGAGAAAAGATCATCTCCTTTTTTCAAATCTTTAAGTCTATTCCTCAAAGATTGTATACTCTTAGCTGCCGACTCAGTTACTCCAGATTTTGTTAAGTCATTCAAATAACCTATAATGTCTTCAAACGTGCTTATGCTACCATCATCTATTTTTTCTTGAAGATCAAATATGAAAGAGCTTGCTGTTTGATTTTTAGCTACATCAATAAGTTGCTTCTTGTAAACCTCCAATGCAGCTTTTCTATTCTCTAAAGGAAGGGTCTTGATAAAAGGTGATAGGTATCTAAATATAGCTTCGTTTGAATACAAAGCATCATCACCCATTCTAACAATAGCATATGGTATGTGGCCCTCTGGTAAAGCTCCTTCTTTCCAAAGTCTATCGAACAACTCCTTATTGGATTCATAAACCTGTTTAGCTTGCTTTACTTGATTCTCAGCTAGTTTCTGGCTTACACTAGCCCATGCAAGACCAGTGTTTCTAAAGAAGTTAAATAGAATACCACCATCAATTTCAAGGTCTCCACCTGCTGCATCCTTATACGTACCACTTCCAAGTGTGTCAGATATACCAATCATCATAGGCATATCAGCAAAAGACTCAATGGTTCTGTACAATTGTTTCTCATCAGTAAGACCTAGTTTGTCAAGAACTCTTTTTAAGAATGGGGCTTTCTTTTCTGGTGGTGTTGGATTCTGAGCTACTGCTTCCCCAACATCAGACTTCCCTACTGGCTCAACTTGTCCAAACTTGGCTTCTTCTGGATACTGTTCAGCAAGTTTATTCATCTCTGCTATAACAGCTTCCTCACTTGTTCTGGTATCAACTTTCTCAACACCAGTACTTAGTCTTGCTTTTGGTGCTTCTTCCGTTTCAGGAATTAGACCTTCATCAATAAGAAATTGCTCAAGCAATGATACTTCTCCTTCTACATCTATAGGTTTGGTAGGTACTACCTGCACCTGAGGTACTGCCTTAGCCTTAAGTTCTTCTATCTGTGTGTCGTACTTCTGGTTGATGAACTCTTCTACAGTTGGACCAGTCTCATCACCTATGAAATAAGGCTGATTAAGTGGGCCCTTGAAATCATCAAGTTCCTTCTTCCTCGCCTCATTAATCTTATCTACATCCGACTGAATGCTTGCAGGGATTACTTCTTGCTTACCCTCTACTGGGGCAAACATATCAATAGTAGGTGTCTTTATATTAGGATAAACAGATGAGACATTAGACACAGCTTTCTGAGTAAGAACATCGACAGCATTACTAGGTAGGTTCCCATCGTCTTCTATTGCAGCAAATGAATACCCATCTCTTCCTGAGGTAGTTGCTTCAACATCTTTTAGCTTTAATCCTACTACTAGATATTTTTTACCATTCTTAGTTACTGAAGTAGTAAAAGATTTTCTGTTCTCTATATTCTGCATAACATCTGCATCAGATCTTATGTCAAAAGAGTTTCGAGTAACCGCCTTAAATCCATCACGTAATCCACTTAGGATTACATTCTCATCAGCTATTTCTTTTTGACCTTCTTGGGTAACGACTTGAGGTTCTACTTGGGGTTCTCCTTGCGCCACCTCTTGGCCAACTCTGGCTTCTGGCTGTACAGGTACTTGACCTGCTGCTTGCTTTTGAACGGCATCTTCTGATAGTTTAGTTAGTTGTTCATTTATTTGTGTTATTCTATTGCGTTGAGGTACAGTCAAAGCTTGGTCTTTACCAGAAATTTGAAGTTCTAATTCACGTCTCTCTTTTAGTAAATTCATTGCCTGCTTTTTTCCTTGAATATCAAGGTTATTAGGTAGCGAGTTTAATATACCAACAGAATTTGTGTAATTATTTAATATATCTTTACCTTCAGCAGCAGTAATTTCTCCACTATTAATTCTAGACTTAAGTGTAGCAATAAATCCTTTTTTAATGTTTGAATCATTCGCTATCTTTTCAAATAGCATAAATTGATTATCATCCATTTCTAGGAATCCCTTACCAGAGTAGGCAGCAGATACGGATGCAGGTATAGAAATTACTCCTGCTCCAATACCCTCCTGTATACTAGCTTTCCCTACTCTTTCAATAAACTGAACTACAGAATCAGGAGTATCAAACATCTCCTTCTCCTTAGCCATATTATAAATTTCCTTAATAGTAATATCAGCAACCTCTTGAAGAGCACCTGTTTCAGCCTCAGCTAAAAAACCAGCACCTAAAGTCAAAGCCCCTCTTGCTACAGCACTATCAATTTCATTCTTTACGGCTTCACCAAAAGTTTTATAGCTTGCTCCTTTTCCAACTTTACCAAGTGCTTTTAGAACTAACCCATTTAAGAACCCCTTTTGGTTTATTAAGTTGCTTAGTCCTATGCTTTCTAACGTAGCAACCGCTACTGCAATGGGTCCCTTAACAAGATATTTTTCATTCTCTGATATATCCGCAAATGCAGGGTCATTAGACATCTCAGCATCCAACCCTGATAATACTTGTGACCCCATCAATACTGTTCTAGTTAATGGCCCACCAGCCATAGCTGGTATGGATGTTAATGCACCAAGTAATGCTCCTCCTACAAATGTTTCTTCAACTGATTGGTAATATTCAGGAGAAACTCCTGATGATTCCATAATCATCTTTGAAGTTTTATCTAAGTCTCCTATTACTTCTCCTTTTACACTTTTCTTTCCTACATCTTTTACTCTGTTCTCTATATTAGCAAGAGTTTCAGGACTTAGTCTACTAGTTATTGATATAAAATCTTCTCCTTCAGTAATATTTACACCTTCTTTCTTAGCTTGCTCTATAAAATTTTTCTCGTAATTTTCTTGACTCATTATTGGTAATCCAGTAGCTGAAATTACCTCTCCTATAAAATCAATAGTGACACCAGTTAACCCCTTAGCCATATCATAATAAGACTTATTTGCAAAAGCATTAAGAGCAGAACCATACCATGTCCCTTGCTGAGATTTCATCTCAGTATATTTACCTATAGACTCATTTAATTGCTGTTCTTTATTTTTTAAACTTTCAATATCCTTTTCAAACGCTTGTAAATCACTACTAAACTTGTCGGCTTTTGATATGAAATCATTTACTTTTGCAATGTACTGTGGGGTGTTTCTTTGTTTTTCAGGTACACTTTCTAAATTAGCTTTTTCTGCTTCTAGACTACTCTGAATTTTAACAAACTCATATTTTCTAGCCATAATATTAGCTTGTTCAGAATTAATACTAGCTAGAGACTCATCAATTTCCTTTTGATTATTGAAAACTTTATCTTGATCTCTCAAAGTTTTTTCAAAAGCAAATAGCCCTTTGACAGGTGTGTTGTCTTGAATAAATTTTTGAAGTCTAAATGCTTCTGATGCAGATGTAGATTCTAAAAAATTGTCTAGTGATATCTGAGTAGTCTTACCATTTGATGCCGTAACATTCATATAGTCACGACCCCCTTCAGCTTCTTCAAATTTAAATCCTAGATTACCAAAACGGTATTGCATTTCGGGCACAACAAATTCTTCACCTTTTCCAATAAGGTCTTTATTAATTTGTGTTAACTGCTCATTAAGATATTTACTTTGCTCTACCCTTGGCTTTTCTCCTAGCTTATCAAATTCATTTTCAGCCCTCAATTTTGCTAAGTATAATTCTGCATCTTCCTTTTCCTTTCTGATTGAAACTTCCTTTAGTTCTTTTTTAAACTCAGGAGTTGTTGCAGGAGAAGGTGGTATAATTCTATCCGCAAAAGTCTTCCTTAAAGGAGCCTCTTCTGCATACCTTTTAAATAAAGCTTTTATCTCATCGTTAGGAGCTGATACGGACGAAGCCGAAGAACCAACCCCAGAAGGTAATCCCGTAGTATCTTCTTTTTTTTTTGATTCTACAGCCACAGGCTTTTCTATGGTGGCACCAATCAAATCTTTGAAATCATCTACTCCTTTCTTGTATCCCTTTGATTGAACATAAGTATACATATCATTCATAACTGCATCATTTGATTGAAGCAATGAAATGAATTCTTCTCTACTTTTCTTGTAACCCTTTGATACTGCGTTGTTGTATAGGTCGTTTATTACTTCTTCGTTCATCTTTTAAAGGTCTGAGTAGTTAATTCCTCCTGTTCCACCTGAACCAGATCTTTTTGTCCAAATTGCTAATTCAGATGGTTCAGCTAAGTTACTAAGTATTCCTTTAAACTCATTAACATATTTCCCCTGTGTTGCTGAATCAATTCCTTTTACATTAAATGTTTTAACAATTGCATCACCCTTTTTTATATTTACTATTCCATCCTCAGTCCCTGGTTCAACAGATAAATCAAAACCTCCAGGTACTTGTGAAAGAATATTCCTAATATTATCTATTGTTGTGGACATTTTGTTACTAAAAGTATAATTACTCAATCCTATTCTATTAAGAGCTGATGAATAGTCTGAATAAATCTGTTGAATTGTATTTCCTGAACTACGATCACCTCCTCCTCCATCTGAGCTAGGTTGAGGTTTATTATATCTAGCCTGTATTTCCTTATAAGGAAGTTGAGCAACAATCATCCCATACATATAATCTTCAGCAGCCTTCATTTGCTCATCAGTTACATTAGCTATTGGTAAATTTGATTGACCATCAAATACCCACTCAATAACATTACCTTTCAATCCTGATATATTTGATACATATGGATTATAAGCTTTATCTTCCACAAGATCTTCAGTCAAAATTGATGTTACATTATATGGGTTACTTAAATCAGCCTTTATTTTTTGACGAATAAAATTTTGTGTGGCTGGCTTTGCTAATGCGTCTTCAATAGTAAGTGTTTTACCTTCTAAACCAGTGCTCTCTTGAACCACAGTAGTTAAATAAGTACCTACATTTTTAGCAATATCTTTTGCTCTTGCGAATGAATCAAAGTAATCAAACTTTGTATCCTGAATCTTTTTAAGGAAACTTGTGGTAGCAACATTCTTACTTACTCTCATTACTCCTTGATTATTAGGATCGGGCTCCATGATACCAATACTTACAGTGAAGTTTGTTGGGTCAATTAAAACTTTTGACTTAGAGAAATCTGAAAATCCCTCTATCATAGACATCAAGTCTACTTCAATTTGTTGAGATTTATTTGCAGGATCATTACTTCTAAGTCGATCCATTTTAGTTTTAAATATCTCTTGATATCCTTTTATAGCTGAATACAACTCATCTGTACCATCATTGAGATTCTGTCTCATTATGGTATAATCTTTTAGCTTTAGAATTCCTTTCTTCAATAATCTATCTTGCAAAAGGATAGCTTCTCTTGCTTCGTCAGCATACTTTAAAGACCATGCATTTAGACCTTCATGCTGTCCAGTTGGTTGATTAGATAATTCCTTTAAGCTTTCTCTAGTAGCTTGATCAATGGCAGCCTTCTTCTGTTCACGAATTTGGAATTCTTTCTGAAGCATGTCAGTAAGATTCTTACCAATCTCTGCCCAGTTAACAAAACTATCTGCTTGCCTTTCAGCGTATTTGTAGTAAGTCTCCATTCTTTATTTTCCTGAAACTGTAAAAGGATTAAGACTAAAATAATTTATTTGATCCAGAGGAGTAAATTTTGGAGCGAATGATTGCATTTGGAAATTCTTCAACTGATTTAAGCTCTGTCTAGAGGCTGGGTTAGAAGCAGTAATATCTTCTCTGAACCCAGTCCCCCCTGCTGTAAATGCACCTTCTCTTATTGACCTTAACAACTCTGGTCTATCAACTAAATATTCCTCACGTCTAAGGGCATCCATTGCAGATATCTTAGATAAGTCACCTCCATATCCTGATAATCTTGATATAGCAACATCAAATGGAAGTGCTTGACCTGTAGTAGGATCTTTAAATTTACTACCTAAAATATTATCTGACGCAGCTCTTTCATATTCTTTTTTCAATCTATCCAATTCTTTCTTACCTTCTGCTGATTTATATAATTGTGCGCCTTGAATAAATTGTTGAGCCGCACTAGTTAGTCCCTGAAATCCACCAGATATACCTGCTGCCTGTGCTGCCTGTGCTATTGCCTGTGCATTTTGAGATCCCTCAGCTTGTGCTAAATCAAGGGATGCTCTCTGAGTTGCAAGCCTTGATTCCTCTTCAGCAGTAGCTGCTTCAAGACCAAAAAGTTCTTTGGCCATAGCTCCAGCAATTTCTCTTTGTCCCTGCTGTTGTGCAAGTTGAACTCTTCCTGCTGTAGCTGCTGCTCCTCTCTCACTCTCTACTCCAGCTTGAATAGCTTGTGCCCCAGCAGACAACATTGCTTCACGCTCCAGTTCATAAGCTTCTCTTTGTATACCAAGTTGCTCATAGAAATTTACTTGAAGATTTTTCTTTGCCTCAGCAAACGCACGTTCTGCTTCTGCCTTTGCTTTTTTAGCCATTCTTGCCTGTTTGCCAGCCTGAGTAAATGATGCTCCTGCGCTACCAAGAGAACTTAATATTCCTACTACTGTAGCTGCTGTTTCTAGTACCATATCAAAATATTTTTATACGAATTTAAGGATAACTTTTCATTACTTCTGACTCAACTGCAAATAGCTCAACCTTAGATGTGCTGTTGTTCTCTAGTGTAAACAAACAATAGTGACCTAGAACACCATGAGATTCTGCTACTGACCCCTTAATATACATAAAGTATGGTGTGCCTATTGGTGGTACACCACCTCCAGTTATTGTTGTATCCACCACAAGTCTATTTACTCCTAATGGATAGTCAACCACAATGTTTGTAATTCTACCACAAAGCACTGGTGAATTGTAACTTGGTGGTAATGAGTAATATAGATAATCACCAATACTTACTATACTTCCTATGCTTATTGGTGTTGGACTAATTGCAAAGTTAACATTTACTGCTGATCCAGATCCTGTAACTGTTGCACTTCTTCCTATACCATTTACTGACCTTAACGCATACTCAGATGGAGAGGCAGGTACAGTTCCCGAATTGCGAACAAATGCGAACCATGAGGCTTCCTTTTTCTCAAACCATGCCGCATTTATAAATCCAGATGTCTGTATATCTGTCTCCATTAAAGCAGACCAAGATGCATCTCCTTCTAGATTCAAAGTCTTGAACAACTTGTTTTCTAATGGACCATCATTGAATACACTAATTATTCTAGATGTATACTGAACTCCATAGAAATTATTCCTAGTGTTATTCACATTGTGTCTGTAAAGATTTCCACCCTTAAAACTGTAGAAATAGTTGTTCATTCCTATCATGTACTCAGGAATGAAAGAGTAGAATGATGGCCATCCTTGACTCGATTCGCTATATGATAATGTGTAGTCCATATGTTAACAAGGTCCTCCCCAGTTTGATATTACACCTACTCCATCTAATAGGAATGATTCTCCTAATGCTGGAGCAGATACAGTTTTAAACCATGTGTTATTTCCATCTAGTGGTGTAGTAAGTCCTGCGTCTGTATATAGCACTTTTCCTGCAAGGAACACATCGTATAATGATGCTTCCGTTCCTACGATATATACGGTCAATGGAGTTCCTGTACCTGCACAAGCAGCTAGTGAACTAGCCCATCCGTATGTATTAGGAGCTGTTGTTATATCAAAGTAAACTGTGAATTGATTATACAAGCAATCACCAAATGATACAATTACACCATTAGCATCAACTTCATACCACTCATCTGTTCCTGCATCGTTTGTTTGATAGAATCCAGCAGCAAGTTTGAATTGTCCATTTGCATCACTAAACACCAAATCATATAGACCAAGCGTGCCACCTGATCCATTTACATGAGCCACATAATAGGTCTGGTCTATGGTATCTGAACAAGCAGCAGAGCTACTTGCATTTACAGTACTTGAACTAAATGAAGTTAAAGGAGCTGGACAAGATAAATTCAAATCAAAAATAGTTGATACGCATGCACCAATAATTGAAATGTTTAATACTGATGGAGAAGCAGTAGTCTTTGGTATTACCATTACACATGCCCCTGGATTTCCAGCAGTTAAATCCATCTGTCCTGCTGCAACACTTACTGATTGAGTTGTACCAAAACTATAGAAGTCCGTTCCATCATAACCAAATTCATTAAGCGTATATGGTGATCCTGAAACTATACCACAATCATTAGCAGAGTTCCCTATGTATGTAGGCAACCCAGCTGTACCTTGTAGCCATCCAAATGATGGCGATGATACACCATTATATGTTACGCTATTGAACACAGCTACTATACCATCTGGTACACTTTGTGGATTAAATTCAACAACAACAGCTCCAGTGGCATTCCCCAAGTTCACACTCAAATAGTATATACCTTGGGCACCACTTTCAGATATAGTAGCATTGCAACTAACTGAGCATGATGGGCAAATAACTTGAGGTAATAATACCCCAGACACCTGCTCTCTTACTATTACTCCATCTGAATAGTATCCATTTGGGGCAACGGTAGTAAGCGTTGAATTAGAATACACCACAGTAGCAGAGCCAAGTGATGGTGCATCTAGATAATATGTAGCTTGTGTAGCCATAGTTAATTAACATTCACAGCAAGCATCGAATTCATTTATGTTTGAATAGCAAAGCTGAAGTGGAAGTGAGTTTCTATAATCCCAAATTAAGTAAAGGTATTGACCACCACTTGGAACAGTAAACGCTCCAGAGTAGAATGATCCTGAACCAGTCACAGGAGTAACGTTAGTTGAAGCCGCAACAAGTGCTGCTATATCAACTGGGTTATTTCCATACACCGTATTACTACGTAAATATCTGAATTTATCTGATGATATATCAAAATTAAAATTATCAAATCCAATTTTGTTGTATCTCATTTGAACAGATGATCCAGATGTAGGTATACCAGAAGTTCCTTCAGCACCAGTAACTGATGTAAACTGAGATACTATTGGGCTAGATGCTCCTGTAGCGAACGTAACTAAAGTAGATTGTACTGGTGAAATAAATGGTCCATCAGTGTATCTGTATTCATTGTGAATAAACTTACCAGCATCCACTACACTAGTCAACGTAACTCTTACAACAGTAAGGTTAGATGTTGTAGGACACTTAGGATTCACAGTGATAACTACATTGTTAGTAGCTGTTATTGTAACTGTAGCAACATTAACAGAATTTGAGCTCTTGTTAAATACAAGTGATCCAGATGTTGATACAACACCAGATGAAACAGTGACTGCATTATATGTCACCTCTACCTCAAAGTTAGCAGTAGATGAAGGAGGTACGCTATATAGAACAGTAGCATTGCCTACTGGCTGATTCAAGTCAACACAATAAGAAACACTGTTCCCAGCAGCTATGGTAAATGTTTGCTGTATACCACAGTTAATGCAATCAGCTTCTTGAGGAAGCGGATCATCATTTATTGATAGAACATACTCATTAAGGTAAGGATCATATCCACCTAGCTTTTGAGTATTAAATAAGTCTATAAACGTATCTCTAAACCATGTTCTCATACCCATCTCTGAGATGACTATAAGTTGGTCTCCTTTCAATTGTAGAACAGCACCACGCTTTACATCAGTAAAGAACCTATCGTATCCCCACTTAACGTAACTCTCTGGATTAAAGCTAATTCCAAACTCTTCTAGTCTAGCTATCTGTGTACCAAGTATCTCAGGTACAGAAGCTATCGCACCCCCTCCTGCTGAATCAGAAATTAGATTCTTACTAGCAAGCACATAGGATATCTTGTCTTCCTGTAGTACTAAGATGTCTGTCTCCCTACCATCAAGTATGTAGATTGGTCCAAAAGAAACCTCTAGGTACTTATAGTTAACTAAGCCAAGGTTAAATTCATTTAGCTTATTAACATTGGTCTCAAAGTTATACACACCACTGTAAGTGATGTCGGCAAACCTTCTAACTCTCTTGTAGTCTTGAGCAGATACTGAGGTGACTCTTGTACCTAAATTAAATGTTCTCCCTACAATTGAATCACGTATCTTATAACTCTCAGCTCCATTGCCAAAGCAGAAGCAGTTAAAGAAGTTAGTATCTATTATTGCTGGTTGACCTGCTGTTTGGTTTTGAACGTTACCAGTATGGAAACCATTAACTATAGGGAATGATAATTCATTCTCGAAGAATACATCTGGTAATGCATTTGATGGTTCAGTTTCAAATATCAATGTTGTATCCGCTCTGAATACTTCAAACGTTGCAGTAACAGTTGATCTTCTTTTCTTCTTTTGTGTGACACCACTACATCTAATTGTTCCAGATATTAAAAGAACAACCTTGTCTTTGTTTGGCCCAGGAGTACTTGGGTATTGATAGAATCTATAATAGTTTTTAGTTTCATTATCAATAGATGGTATAGCGGTAGATATAGATCCAGTTGCAAGCGAATCATCATAAACGTTTTCAATAGGAGGCTGACCTGCTCCTAACTCAGATGTACCATCATCTAATACTTGAGCTACATTGTCTCCATCCCACCAATCCTTCATATTGTTATATGATTCAGATGCAATGAATTCTTTCTCAAAAGTATATATACGTCTTCCACAGTTATCACCATTACCTTGACCAGCTCCAAGCCTTTCAAACTCAATCTTCATCCTGATACGGCTACCAGCAGGGACATCATAATCTACCCATGAAGAAGATACTGAATCATATCTATTCATTGGATACTGTAATACAGGGTAATCTCCAGGGTTATTCTCTTCAACCTCAATAGTACCAGGAGCAATCAAAGCAAGCTCATCCACAACAACTGAAAAGTTGTTAGGATTAATCTTCATGTAAACACCTGAAGGAACAGGGATGTCAACGTTAGGATCTAGTTCACTTGGTATCTGAATAAAGTCAGAAGCCTTTGCTTCCTTCTCAAGTACAGTAGCATATGTACAAGTATTTGTTGGCCCACTAGTATCTGCCTTTACAATAAGTCTATCTCCTTGTTCTACCTTTCTAGCATTCTCTCCTTCTAAAAGAAAGTATGAATTGTTAGTTAGAGGATCGTTGAAGTATATGCTGCTATAAATCGTATCGTAGTTCTCCTCATCTGGCTTAATTACAAACTTATATCTTGTAGCCCAGTATGGTGGTCTCTGAGTAATAGGTATTGTTACTTGTATTGAGTTCTTTGTATCAGATGCTGAACAAGGAACATTTACAGTATTGTTTGGACTAACCAACGCAGTTGTTGATCTATTAAAGTCATCCATATACACAATACCAATCTCGTATCCACGATTACTATGCAAGCTTCGTGAAGTGTTTGACTTCTGATAGAAAGCTTCAACATAAGATATACCATAATACTCGTACACATTAAATGTAGGAGTAGTTGTGTTGTCCACATATCTCATTGTCAACAACTGAAAACCAATTGATGAACTAGCAGGAGATGTAATTATTCCTATACCTTGACCATATGTACTGATACCACTTTGGTACTTAATAAGTGCATCCAAGTTATTTGGAAGAGCACAGTTAGATTGATCAGTAAGTGTTGTGCCATTACATGAGGTAGCTACTGGCTGTATATTGCCTATATCACCTACTGCATTTTGAAACTCTACGCTAGTTGCAAGCTCGTATACGGAGTTATAACTTGTAGGTAAAGTAAATGAAAACGTAATTGAAATATTATCAGTTGTTTCTGTAGGGAATGGAGTATCTCCATCAAAAGAATCATGATCAAACCTAAGCTCAACAGTAATAGAAGCCCCTTCAATTAACTCAACAGACAATAAATCAATGTATGCAACTGAGTCATTAATAGTTTGAGAAAATCCAAAAGTATAAGTTCCCTGACCAAGAGTATATGGTAATTGTTCAACACCAATGCTTTCAGAAATTAAATCAGCAGAGTAACTTAAATCAACTGGTCTACCATTACTATCAACCATGTCATATCCCTCAACATAGTTGCCATACATGAGTCTATTGCCCATAATGGTTTGTGCTTTTGCAAGTAGAGGGACATTGTCATATAGCCTAAGTAGTTCTGACTCAGGTAGTATTGTAAATATTTTACTATTTGTAAATGTGTAAGTCCTGTATGTGTTGTCAACTATTCCAAGGTCAGCCTTGTTTAGCTTCTCAATAACTTTAATAACATTTGAAGTTGTCTCTTTGAACAACAAGTCAATCCCTTTTACCAATGGCCCACCAGTATTGTATGTTATTTCAGCCGTATTGTAAAGGTTAACCATTCCCTCATTAAGGTAGCTATTGATGCTAAAGTCAAAAGGATTTGGTTGGAATGCTGGAGCTGACCATTGAGATATTGCGGAGTACTCCCCACCCTCATACTGGTATCTATAAGCAAAGCAAATAAAACGATCCTCAAGAAAGTTCTCTTGCTGTCCAGTATTTAACAACTGAACAGTTGGTGCCTCTACTGGTGGCTTCTTTATAACAAGCAAAGACTCAGCACTAAACTGATCAATGTTACTAACAGGAACAGCATAGCTTTTAAATCTATCTATTACTCTAGGTGGATTATAATCATCAGTGAAAAAAAGAAAATTGTCTATGATGTCTACACCAGTAATAAGATACTTAGGATCAAAGTTTAATGTGGTATCTACACCACCTCCGTCATTAATACTTACAACATGATAGGTAAGGATATTTGTGTAAACATTGAATGATACAATCATATCAAGCTTACCTGTTGCACCTACAGCAAAGTTTGGGTCATGAACAAACCAATAGATGGTTTCATTCATACTATCCGTAATTGTACCTATGCATTTGGCAGATGAACTAAGAGCAGTCCCATTGATATACTTTAACTCAGTAATCTTTGAGTTACCTTTACTGTTCTCTATTACACCAATCTCAGCATTTTCAGTAGAACCCATACGGACGTTAAGAGCATCAACATACTCTCCGTCAGGAATAAGTCGTTCATCAACGACTTTATTCATTCTTCCAGATATGAAATTCCTAGTTATATTAGCCATATTACTTCAACCACTTGTCCATGCCACGAAGGTTCATGAGCAACCTGCCTGGGTGAATGTTACTGATTCTTATCTTAGCATTTCTTAACAGAGCAGACTTCTCTCTTCTAGCTCTAGCAACAATGTATTCCTGTACACCCAACTTGGCATTCAGTATTTCGTATTGAATGTACGCATAAATATACTTTTCAAATAATTTATTGACACTTACTTTTGAGTCATCCCCATTTTCCATACCATCTGATATGTACTCAAGTATAACTGACTGACCGTACATGTCTGAGTTAAAGTTAATTACACCAGACTTCTTGTCAATATTAAATGTTGGATTGAAGTTAGCAGTCTCAGTATTTAAACCATAACGCTCACCTAATCCATACTCAAAGTACCAGTTCCCATCACCCAAGTCCCATCCATATTCACCATTGTAACGGCTATCTGGGTTTAGATATATACTCTTCTTTGTTCCTTCAAGTCTCTGCAAATCAATCTGGGAAAACTCTGGAGATAATGCATTACCATTCTGATCAAATAAAATCTTTCCTGTCTGGTCCTGCAAGTATGCAAGAGAAGATAACACCTGTATGTTCTCAGTTAGTGGTCTCAAGTAACCATCCTTATAAAGGTTTACTCTAACCCAGTTAACGTAATCAGATGGCAATATAAATCTAAGTGTATCATCCACAGTTAGTTCTAATACCTTTATCTCTTTAAATGCATCGTAGTTCAATTCCTGAATAGCTCTCTTTGCATGGAATAGAATCTTATACCTCTCCTCATTGTTAACCAAAGAATGGTTACCTGAATACATAAGGATAAAGTTATTCACAATATCCTGAAGACTTACATACTGGTAAGATCCCCAGTTAGCATTTGCAGGCTGATTGCCTCCATTTTCATAGTACTGATACTGACTGATATATGCCATGATTATTCAGATTGTTTTTGTTCTTCAGCAGCAGCAAACTGAGCAACTTGAATTTCACGAATAGACACACCTGCATACTGTAAAATCTTTGATACTAGTTTGTACTCATCTTCAATTGGTACTTCAAAGTCCTGATAATCAGGTTGTGACTGATCAAATACAGGCTCTCCATTTGTTAGTGTAACATAAGTCCACTTTGGATCAAGAGGATACCTAAAGTAATTGGCATCCACCTCATTAGCTAAATTTATAGTTGATGGATACACAGTCAAAATATTTCCATCTTGAGTATAAGCAGGGTATGTTTCGGTAGGGGCAGTTAGATTAGAATTTGCTAACATAGTAATCCTACTGTGTGTAACCTTCTCTGCCTCTCCTTTAAATACTCTTGGAGATACTGATGCATTATAACAGAGTACTTTAACAATCATAAAAAAGTCATACCCAGTTGTTGCAAGTGATGGTAAATAAAATCTATTTGCTCCAGGAGCTACCTGAGTAAGAGTAGATGTAATAGAAAATACTTCCATCGCCTCTTCTGTAGCCTTCTTTAAATCAGCATAATCTGTACCAGATATACGAGCATTCTCTTTATTTACTAGGTTATTATACTGTGAGAAATACTCTTCAAATATCTCTAGCTGCGCCTGCTTGGCAAACAGGTTGAAATCAGAAGGAGAGATGTATCCGTAATTGTTCTTGTTGAGAATTGCCAATACGGTATTTCTTACGGAGTTTATCATTGTAAGTCTTTTTACAAATATAAACAAAAAAAAGAGGGTGTTATTACACCCCCATTTTTAATCATCTATCTATGAAAAGTCAAATAACATTACAAATCTAAGTTATTTTCTAATACTTTCAAAACTTCAACTCCATCATCTGTCTTGAAAAATTCAGCAACAGTAAAGTATGGGTCTTGTCCAAATGGAATAGTAAGCAATTTACGCTTAGTGGAAGGTAGGTTCAACCAAACTTCTTTCTGTCCATTTCTAAATGAAAGTAATTTTTGTTCAAAGAATACGTACACATCTGACTGAAGTCTAAGTGATGGATCAGAAAGAGCATTCATAAATCCTTTTGGATCTCTCTTTGCATAAATCAACATATCACGCTTCAACTCAGCAGTAGTAAATCTATTAGGGTCCTTACCGAAGATAACTCTTGATAATGTCTCTAGTTGATCTATTGAAAGCTTACGTGCTTCTACTAGTGCATCCACTTCAGAAGTAAGTCTTTCTACTTCCTTATTGGCATCCTTCTCATGGTCTACCTCAATAAATGATTTACCATTTAATGGATGGTAGTGAAGAAACTGCTGTAGTACTGGATTGTTCTTTGGAACTCTTAAGAACCCATTCTCAAAAATGATTGGTTCTAAAATTGCATTGCCATCTTGTTCGTCTTCGAATGGAGACTTTTGATTGATAGCATACCTCAATGGTCTGTTAACATTTTTTTCTTCATCAAAATAAAGAAGAGCATATCTTCTTGTATTTCTTGATGGTAGTGTGAAAGATAAAGGAGCAGACTCTCCTTTTAACTTATAAACTTTGTCGGAATTTGTTGATGTCTTTTTCATTTGATTAAATTTAAAATGTAGGGAGCCAAAACCGACTCCCTTTAATTAATTACTATTATTACCTGTAAGCAGCGCAGCTTTTACCTCCACCACCTCTAGAGCCTCTGCCCATACCTCTATATGAAGAATTAGCTATTCTTTTTCTAGAAGCCATTTCAATAGAAGTTTTAGTTTTAGCTATTGCTTTACCAACAGCAGAAGGACCTTTCTTCTTTGCTGGAGCTGCTGCTGCTTTTACATCCTTTCCTACAGGAACAGGCCCAATAATACCCTGTTGTCGAGTATAACTTGGTGCTACAGGACCAGTCCCCATTGTAACCGTTTTTGTTGGGTTCTTAGTATGCTCCGCATTTCTAAGTAAACCCAACTTGTATCCAGGCGCAGCAGTCATTTGCCCTGCTTTAGATAAAACTTTTAATGGTTTTGAAGCCTCTTTCTTTTTTCCTTTACCAGGACCAAACATGATTGCCATTGCTTTATTTGTTTAAATGTTGAACTAATTACTTTAGCCCTTTAGACCATTTTTTTATTATCTCTTTAGCATTAGCTGCACCAAATCCTCCTTCAGTCAATTTTCCTTTTCTTACTACAGATCCATCAGGAGCAGTAATAACAAATGAAAATGTTTTTGGATCAGGATTCTTCATGCTAGTAGTATCTATAGACATTTTTCTTCCTTTACCAAGATCAACATTCATTAATGGTGCTCTTCTATTTGCATAAGAAATACTGTCTTTAGCAGCAGTTCCCTTTTTTGAAGGTGGGTCAATTTTCTTCTTTGCCATTGTCTTATTTGTTTTAAAGGTTAAAGGAGGAGCCAATTGGCCCCTCCATAATTTAGAATTAAGATCCGTATCTGAACAATACGAAGTTGTTAGCACCCAAGGTACAAACACAACGCTCAGAAAGGAAGTTAACCTCCATTGCATCAAGATCGCTAGTCTGTGCACCACCAGCAGAACCAGTGATCCAAGTCTTGTATCTACGATCTTCAGTCTCAGAAGCTCTGTAACGAACGTGCAAGAATGGTCTCTTAGCGTTCTTACCAAGGATCTGGTCATATACTGTAGTAGATCCAGCAGGAACCAACAAACCAGTTACAGTTCCAGAGGCTTGAGCTCCAGTAGGCAATCCACCACGCATGGTAGGATCATTCAAATACTTCCAGTCAGACTTGTAGAAGTCATAACCTCTTCTGAATCCAGTGAAACCAAGATTCAAGGCCATGTCCTTATCATTGTCAAATAGACCATAAGAAGTACCTCCAGCTCCGTAGCTGTTCTGCTCTGCTAACATATCGTCAATGTCAAAGCTGAAAGCTCTGTTCACAAACAATACGTTCTCTTCGATAGATCCCTGCTTATCAAGACGAGAGATAATAGCATCGAAGTCAGAAAGAGTAGTTGGGTTACCACCACCCCATACGTTACCTCTATCGTTTACAACGTAGAAGATACCCTCAGAACCTTTGTTACCAAAGTTAGGGTTCAATGCAGAGTTAGCAACACCTGATCCAGTCTCAGCAGGAACAGCTTCAATCATTGCAGTCTCAAGATAATCTTCGAAACGAAGACGAGTCTCGTGCTCAGACTTCAAATACCAAAGGTATCCAGTTGCACCATTCTCAGTAGTTACTTCTACCCATCCAATCTGAGCCATGTCAGAACCACTTACAGCGTACTTGTCTTTGATGATGATTGGAGAGTTAGAGAAGATCTCATCTTCTGCTTCCAAAGAACCAACCATTCCAACAGTACCCTTCTTAAATTCAGATCCATAGATCCATACAGACAAAATCTCAGTGTCACCGAAAGTTTGTCCACCACCTTCGTAGTAAACTACGTCAAACGTTCCATTGGTTACGTTAACAGATGTAACTAGACCCTTGTTAGAAAGACCTGTAGCATTGTCAGAAATGAATACAGTCTGTCCAGGACGAACAGCAATTCCAGATACGTTAGCATCGTTAACAGTAATAGTTGCATCATCATCGCCTGCAACACCAGAAGAAATACAATCTACATACTTAGTATGCAAACGACCTTGTTCTGCCCACTTAATCATGTCAGAGTTAGAAGGCATTTCAGCACCTACCATACGAAGGAAAGATGCTACGGTACGATTACCATAACGCTCAAATTCTTTCTCGTAAGTATCAGGAAGATACTGGTTCAAGAAGTTGAAGTTGGTAATATAGTTAGTCGATAAAGGGACTTGCTCTGCACTTGGCTGGAGCTGATACCCTGGGCTTGGTAATACTGCCATTTTTTTTCTTTAGTTTAGTTGTTAGATTTTTTTAATACTGCGGATTTTTAGACCCTTTCCAGAATCTGGTGCAACCGCCTTCACCTGAAATCCTCCTTTAGTTACTACCTCTGGTGCCCTACGCTCAGTCATGTTTATATTTTTAGTCTTGCGTAAAACATCATCAGTTGCATCCGCTTGCCCCTGCTCATAAAAGAACCTGGCAAACTTTTCAGGATTCATTGCTATGGCTAATGATCTATGGTATCCTGCTGCATCCTTAATTAATCCACTGTCATCCAAGAACTTATTAATAAAATTCATTGGTGTTGACTGTATCTTTTTTAATTCATCAGCCGATGAAGGACTAAACGAAATCTTCTTATCATTAATGTCGAACTCAAATCCTTTGAAATCTTTACTAAAGACTTCATCTGTTTTTTGGTCGAACCATTTACGCTTCCGATCTGTCTCTTCCTGTATAGTCTTCGCCTGCTTTGTATATTGACGATAAGCCTCAAACTCTTCTTTCTCTTCCTGAGATAAGCCCATATCCCTTGACTCAAGAGGGAGCTTGTATTTCTCTTTCTGAGAATTAAAGTAGTTCTTAGCTTCTGCAATAGCTTTCTTTCTTGCAATCTTTACTTTCTTAATTCTTGACTCTTCATCCATATCCTCATCGTAGGTGTACTCCTCCATGAGAACATTAATATCTTCATCATCAAGACCATCTTGTGTACTTGCAAGATATTCTCTAAGAAGTTTATCAGGGTCCATAGAGCTGTAGTCTTTATTAACTTTAATAAAGTCATCAAACCCACGTCCTGTATCCTTCTTAAATTGCAAATAAGCAGCAACATCCTCAGGCAACTGTTCATTGCTCTGTCTCTGGTCCATCAACTCATCAAATGAATTGATCTGCTTATTGTATCTTTTACCAATATATGAAAGAACTTTTTCTTCTGATAATTCCTCTTCTTCTTGTACTTCAGGTACCTGAGGTTCAAGGTGAGAAGTATCAATTTTTACTTCGTCAATTACTCCATTGTTCAGCTCCTCTTCATGCTTCTTAAGCAATTCCTCTTCTACTTGCTGAACACTTTTTTCTTCTATGCCATCTAAGGCTCTTACTTTAATTTCCATTTTATTTAATTTTATTTTGACAAATTTAATTATTTTTTATTACCTCGGTTCAAACTCTGCTAAATCGAATCCATCTAGTGTATCCTCATTAGATTCAAAATTTAATGGAGGCAAGTTATTCTTTCTCTGATTTATCAATTTTGATTGCTCAGTATTCTGTTGGCTTATTCTTTTTGCCTTCTCCTTCTCCTTCATCATATCCCTACTAGCTAAAGCATTCTCTTTGATGCCACCTAATTGCATTTGGTATCTAAACTCCTCACCCATCAACATCCTCTTTAGATTAGCTTCTTCTCTAAGCTTCTCTATCTCAAATGCTACCTCAGCTTGTTTCATCTGCATCTTTGCCTGAGTCTCTAGCTGTATCTGTTGCATAGCCGCCTGAGCTGCCATCTGCTGAGATTGTAACTGCTGTTGAGCCATCATGGCTTGGTTCTGCATTGCCATCTTCTCTTCACGATCCTGCTTCTTAACTCTCTTAAGTTTAAGTAGCTGGTTTGCAAGTTTAAGGTTCTTTATCTCTCTGATGTCAATTGCATCCTCAAGATTAATATCTCCCTTAGACAAAGCAATCTGAATGTTCTGTTCTAGTTGAGCCTTCTGCTCCTCATCAGGAGATATCTCAATGAAGATACCAAAGTCATAAATATACAAATCTTTAATATCATCTAGTATGGATACATTATACTTACCAATCTTATTTGCAAAGTCATCCTTAAAGTCAGCGTACTGCAATATGTCTGCAACACGGTAGGTAAGGGCCTCAGCTAGTGATCTGTACACAAATAATCCACCTTCAAGTATATGACGTGTGGCTGTATTGGAATTTAAAGCAGCAAGCTTCTGAACCCCTACCAAAGCATTTGGATCTGGATTAGAACCATCCCTAGCTTCATTAAGACCAGTAACTGACCTAATCATATCTAGGTAATGGTTATAATTAGCTATGAGCATCTGTGTCTTAGATGCCCCTGAATTTGATGTGAGTTGCTGAATAGGAACTCTAGCATTATTAAACTCACCATCTTGAGTATAGCTACGACCAATAACACTACCTGTCTGGAAGTATAGCCTCAATGCATCCTCAGGATTGTATGCAGCACCTGTTCCCAAGTCAACCTCATTCAATCCATCTGCATCAATGAATACACCATCAGGAACTGTACGTGCAATTACTTGCTGTAGCTTTAAGTGAGTAAGCTGAATCAAATCAGCAAAAGGAACCATCCTTCTTACCAATGACTCAATTACTCCCTTATACATTCTAGGTGCTACTGCAACATAATTTGGCAACGCATGTTGAGATGTAGACTTTGGTCTAACCATGTTCTGGGAAAGTTCCCACTTCAACATAATGTTAGTGCCCATTACCATTACACCATCATACCATACGTCAATGGTCTTCTCAATCTTCTCAAAACGACCTTCCTCCATCATCTCTACAGGAGGATTAAACTGATCATTTTTCTCTATAACTCTAGACCCACCACCCTCAAGTATCTTCTTCTTGTATACTATCTTCTTGGTGGTCTTGTAGTTAAAGTAAAGTAAGGTACAGGTGTCTCTAGAAAATAGACTGTTCTCATAGAATCTAGCTACGTTGTAGTAGTCATACCAACTTTGAGAATATTTAGATATCTCATCCAACTGCTCATTTGTAAGAGTTGGGTCAATCTTTAAAAGCTCAGTCATTGGAAGAGTCTTAATCTCTCCCCAATAGAAACAATCCTGAAAATATGGGTCTTCAGTATAGCTGTAAACCACGTTGGCAGGGTCTACATAAGAAACCTGTACACCTGCACCAGGCAGAAATTCATGCTTTGCAACACCTATACCAATTACAGCTAAGTCATAATCTATACGCTTTCGTGTATCTTGGTAGTGGTTCTCATCAAATATGGTATTAATCGCCTCCTCCTCTGCTATCTCAATTGCTGGCTTATAATTAAGCTGCATGTATAGTGATAGCTCCTCGTCAGTCTCAGGGAGTTCATCAGGATTAGTTACAAATGGATTAGCACCTGTTGCATCCTGTATCTTTAACAATACATCCTTAGCCAACATTTGGCTTTCTATCATGTCCTGATACTTACTTCTCTTGGCCTGAGACATAGCATCCTGTGCATATGCCTTAACTTTGAAAAGTCTATCAGACATACCATTGACTACTATGTCAACAAACTTTGGAAGGATAGGAACTGGAGTCCAATCAAGGTTCAAGTAAGACAGGTCACCATCTATTGCAAGTTCATTCTTATATTTCTGAACTGATTGCTCGCCTCTTGCATAAAGACGTAGTCTGTGAAAATCTCCCCACTGATTATAATATCTGCATTGGTTGCCATCTTTTCGGAACCATTCGTATTGAATAGCCTGACCTACTTGAAGACCATATTCCATAGTTTCCTTCTCTGCATCAGATACAAACTGACTTGGAAAAGCTGTTGCAGATATATTAACTACTACGTCTTTCATTTAATAATTTGACTTATAGCACCTGTGTTTGTGTACCTTGCGAAATTAACACTAATTTTCGATTCTTTTTTCTCTGGTAAATATACGTGTTTTTGATTTGCCATAATAGCAAGCCCAGAACTAATTGAAGCATCATGCTTGGTACGGTCATTAATATCGAATTTTGCCCAGTCCTCAAGTGTTCTTGTGAACGGCATTGTACCTATCTCATCTGGAGATCTATAGGTTCCTGTCACATCGAATCCAATAAACTTCTCAATGTAGGACTCAATCGCTGAAGCATGTGACTGCTTTACTTCTTCAGAAGTATTTGGTATACCACCTAACTCACGCTCAGTTTTTGTAAGCTTATTTAATGGTCTATCTGGCCTGTTCATAGAGAATGCTCTATACCCTCTATTCTTAAAGTGATATAATATACGAGCTTTATTGTTTTCTGCAAGCATAGGCATACCATAAAATACGCAAGCCATTAATACTTCTTCAAAGAATATCTCTGCTGTCTGTGGTCTTGCTATGTACTCTAGAAAGAACTGATTAGCAGGAGCATCATCCATATGGTACTTTGTCATCCCATGTAGTGATCCATTTGAACCCCTTCCTCCAACTACTGCTGATATATCGTATGGGTCACAACCAAATGATCCAAGATGCTCGTTGCCAGGATACTTCAACCCATTTCTTGTAGCTACATTGTTCTGCATATTTAGTGGAGGTACCCAGCTGATTAAGAATCTACCCCTTTGATCTGGAGTCCATACAACCTTGCTGTCCTTTACCCCATCCTTCCAGTGGAATGAACCACGTGTAACAAGATGTGCCTCTATGTTTGAATCATTATAGTCTATCTGATGATAAATCTTTGTCAAATTAAATATAGATGACTTGCTCTCATCTCTGAATGCATGTGACTCCGTGCGTGGGAACTGACGATAAAACTCATTCAATGCATCAGCATCGTTCTTTAATGAATCAACCTCAGCCTCCCAGTAGTCAATAGCACCATTCTTTATCATTTGACCATCAACACCAAGAACAGGCTCACTAGGCTTTCTAACTACTGGCATTCCATACCTATCGATGAAACCTTCCATGTTCCACTCCATAGGTATAAACAAAGCATATAGCCCACTCTTTGTTTGACCATTAGCATTTCTGTTATGTACGTTAGAGTCCTCGTATAGTTTCTTATAGTTGTCTCCACCCTTACTCAATGCATTGGATGTAGATCCCATCATACACTTGCCAATAATCTTACTACCTACCCTAAGACAGGTCTTAGTTACCCTCCAGTTGTTTAGGATATTATTAGGCTTAGTCCATTTTGCACTGTTCATACTGATAGTAAAATCAGATAGAATAAGCTTGCGCTCATCATCATTCTCTGCATCTACTTGTATACCAACATACTCACCTCTATCAAGATACTCAACAGATACCTTATTTCTTCTGCCTGTAGAAGTAGGATTATAACCTTCAAATGATTTCTTTTCGGTTATCAAAGGTATCCTAGAAAGATCTCCAGATAGACTTATTTTGTATACATCAGTATTAAAATTAGATGTGCTATGAGAAATATTACTACAGCTTATGCCGCATGAAAGCGCAAGAGTTCTAATCTGTTCGATTAACCCTAGCTTATTCATTCCTATACTAATTACATTCTTCTTCTTGTCAGAGTGACCATCTGATTCAATCAACCCAGCTAGAAGTTGTAACCTAGACTCTATGGACGACTTCATATACTGATCAGGTATGTGCTTATTTTTATATACCCCAATCTTTCTAAGCTCTGAATTTATACCTTTAAACCTAAACTCCACTATCTTTTTACTTGTACTCTTTTTAAAGTCAAAGTCAATTCCCTTCATCTCAGCAATCCTCCCAAGGTACTGTAATATTTCAGGCTCCTCTTCCTTATTTACAAGTATAGTAAACTCCTGCTGACGACCATCACCAAGCCATAAACCTAATAGATATGGGGGTATACCATCGTAGTTGTCCGCCATCTCAACACCTTTTGATGTAACTCTTGTTAGATGTTGCTTCACAAACTTCGACTTAGATATGTACTCTTCAGGAGTCATTATCACTTCTTCATGTCTCCTGTTTTTAGGATTGAAAAAGTATCGATTAAATACAAGTCTATGGTTTTTTGTAACGACATAATCTTCTCCATAAGGCTGTCTCACTAAGTATCGGTCTGTTATACCATCTACTCGCTTCATCACAGTCTTTATCTTCCCCCCCTCAACCATCACTTTATCACCAACATTAATATCTTTTATTGACCTAAAAGTAAAGTCAGCCATTAACAACTTAGTATCAGGAGCATAGCACTCATCGTGAGCTAAGAATAATAGCTTCTCACCATCGTATGAGTTCTCTTCAGTGTTCTTCCAGTCTATAGTCGTATCCAAACCAATGACACTGTCGTCTCCTAAAGTAGCCATGTTCTTCTTTGTAATCTTAGATGCTGGCACCCGATAGGCAAGCTCAGTCTTTGGCTTGTCCATACCATCCATGATAGGTCTGAAGAAGAATGGTAGCCTGCTATTTATTGGTACCACCTTATCAGTAAACATCTTCTTAGCATCAGCACCAGTCTTAGATAGTATACCTACACGAGAGTCTCTAGCAAGTGTGGCTATGTTAACGCACTCAGATGATGACATGAATGAGAACCCTGAACGTCTAATCTTCAAGTAGATCATACCAAATGATCTTGGATCAGCCTTGCATGCTTCCCAGAATATAAAGAATATCCTATTTGCTTCACGGTAGTCTGCATACCCAACGTCAATACTAGACCACTGTAGGTACATGTAATGGGCACCAGTAATATACGTAGGCTTACCATTGTTCATGAACCATAAACCCTCTTCTCTTCTATCAAACTCTTGCTCGATGTAGTCTACCCATCTGTCTTTAAACTCAGCAGGCATCTCGTTCCAATGGAAGATTGACTGTACCCTATAAAGCTCTTTTGGTAGTTCTTCTCTCTCCCAGTACTGCTGTGAAATCTTTTCAGACCTTTTGTATACCTCCTTAGGTACAGCAGGCAACGCAATAGTCAATCCTTGTATGCTTATAATCTCTCCTATCTGTCCAGTCTTAGAAATAACAACCATGTCGTACTGCTCGTTGTAGCCGTACTGCCATGACCTACCGCTGTTCTTCTTGCTTATAGCATTCTGAGGAACGTGGTCCTTAACGATTCGATATAGATCTTCGCTCTGCAAATCCTTGTTTTGTATCTGTCCTACTTACTCCCTTATCCAACATCTCAAGAGCTTCACGCTCAGACTCTATTCTATTTAAAATCTCAAAGGCATCAAATATGGCAAGCTTCTTTGTAGCTGCTGCATTCTTTAATCTGTCAGCAGATAGCTCACTCTCATCCTCGGGTTTAATAATTGCCTCCTTTGCTACTTTAATCAGCTGCTCAACAGCCTGATGACCAGCCTCAATAATCTTAAGTTTTATTTCTTTTGGATCTCTCATAGCAGTATAGTTATTTGATGATCGTACATTCTATATAGCTTCTCTCCATCTACATCAAACTCATACTCACTGTCTGGCTTGAAGCAAACCTTGTCTCCTGCATTCACACCTTGCGATATGAGATAAGCGTTCGGGTAAATCATAGTTCCCATGAGGGGTTCATGGGAAAATGGTTTCTTGATATATGACTCAGTTGCTGGTATAGGTTTTACAAAGCAGTACCTATCGTATGTATACCAAGTCCCCCCTCTACGATATAGGAAGAACTGGTCTTGATCTATAAAAAACAAATCATCTCTAAAAAATGATCTCCCACTCTTCCTTCTTCCTTTAATGTCATTATAGAACTTAAATGCATTGTGATGTACTAGAAGAGTATCCCCCACTTGTATAGGACCAGTATACTTATAAGGCACCTCAATGACTTCAGCATATCTGTTTGAAAATTTATGATCCTCCTCTGAAGTATTGACAATAAGTTGTATGCCACCAATATCCTTGGTGTTATTGTATCGCTCACCATTTAAAGGTCTTACGATAAAATCAAATGGAGACTGCATCAATAACTTATATTATATTCAATAGCAACTGGCATGGTGTGGTTAAATTCTTTCCACATCATTACCTCGTTCTTCTCGTTAACTATATAAATCTGTACAGATCCTTTATCGTTATCAAACCTTATTAAATGTATCTCATGTGTGTCGTTTAACACCTTCTGACCAACAATGTAGTGCATTGAGCTTCCCTTGTAGTCAGGTCCAATTGAAATTTTTCTAATATCCATTTAATTAAATTTTAATGAGAGTGGCTATTAATGTACCACTCCCAGATAGTCTGTTCCTGTAATTCTATATACGTTACCAGCTACTAAACCAGCAGCTAATGCAGCAGCATTGTTGGCATACACAGGCACTGATGGTAGTGGAAGGGATAGGATACTTCCAATAGTAAAGTTCTTAGTCTTGTTGCTGTCCTCAGCATCAGTACCAATCAGCTTGTCGTTGTATGAAACGCTATTATCTGTAGCGTATGAGTTTATAGTTGCCATATTATTCAGCGGTTATAGGTGGTTCAGGAGTTGGTTCAGGTTGCGGAGGTACAGGTGGTACATAATCACCTGTGATGGTTAGGTTCAGTTGCTCTGCAACCCAATCCCAGGCATAACTATCGATTGTCCATTGTGCATAAGCATCACCTGTCATACTTAGATTACCTTGTGCTAACTGAGGACCAACCGCTAGGTCTACAGTCTCAGCAAATAGCTGATAGTAGAATGTTGCAGATGTTCCTAGTGTTACATTAATAGCGTAAGCATTTAAAATCTTCGCTTCTTGTACTGTTCCATTGTCCCAAATGGATACTGGTTCAATTGTTTTCATATTGTTTTTGTTTATACGTAATTACCTAATAAGTCTACTAATACTCCATTTATTTCAACTCTAACAAGTGCATTGTTTGTAGCAGCACCACCTCTAGCGTTTCCTAATCTCCAATCAACCGCTGCTGTCTGTGTACCTGCTGTAAGTGTTCCTGTTCTAAATGCTCCATTAACATATAACCTCGCTCCGACATCAGTTGTCGTTCCAATCAAAACGTTGCCAGCATACGATATCCTAAAGTTATCTGAATTAGTAAACGTATTAGTAATAACAAAGTCCTCAGTAATTGGGTCAGCCCACAATCTATAGGCATTAAAATTATTTAGACCAAATGGTAATGCTAAATATAAAGACTCAAGACCTCTAATATTTCCATTTACATCGAGTTTATAGGAAGGCGAAGTCGTCCCAATTCCAACATTGCCGCCTGTTACCGCCTGTAAAGAAAGTGAAGAAGCTTCAATACTCATTGGTTGGTAACTACCATAAAATGAACTATCTACTCCAAAAATAGTAGACCTACCTGAACTAAATGTTCCATCGTTATCAATTCTTATTCCTCTAGCAGTTCCACCAAAAGCAGCAGTAGTACCATTACTTGAGTTATAAGCAGTTAATGAATAAGTTGCAGATGCACCTCCTACACCAACTTTATTTGAAAAGGTAGCCGCTCCTGTGGAGTATGTTAAAGATAAAACGCTTGTACCTGCTCCATTAT